GGAGAGCGAAGCGCTGGTGGAGGAGTTCCTAGTGCGCCGCCGTCTGGGTGGAATGAATTTCGAGGCGCTTAGCGCGCGCCAGGTTGAGGCGTTTCTGATTCTCGAGCAGGCGTTAGCGGCGGAAAAGAGCGATGGCGAACACATCACAGGACGAGATCTATCAAAGCTTTCTTAGCGTTTCGCAGCAGCAGATGGACGAGCTGGCTCAAGAGAAGCAGTCGCTCGCCGATTTGATCCTGCAGGCGGACCAGGTAAGGCAGGACGTGGCGCAGCAATATGTGCGGACGACGGCGGGGGCGAGCGGCAGCAGCGGGTCGAGCGGCAGCGGGTCGGGAGGAGGCTCGGCACTATCGACGGTTCTCGACGTGTTCAAGAGCGGACTCGGTTTGTCGCCACTGGTGGAGGGAATCATGAGCCTGTTCAGCGGTGGCGGTTCGTCCGCGCCGCCAACGCTGACAAAGTACGCGCTGCCGGCGGCGATCAATTTTCAGGCTGGCGAGGCCAATGGGCAGATTACGAACCTGGATTACGACCAGAACGGGATGCCGCGGTTTTATGGCGCTCCGCAGAGCGTGGACGGCGCGGCGGAGGCAACGGGAGTCGCATCGGCGGCTCCGTTGGCACAGCAGCCGGCCACGCCAGCCGTAGCTGGAAACGGACCCTCGCAGGGCGCGGCGACACCGCAGATCACGGTAAACGTGCAGGCGATGGATGCGCGGTCATTTATGGACCGGAGCAGCGAGATCGCGCTGGCCGTGAGAGAGGCCATGTTGAATCTGAATGCGATTAACGACGTGGTGAGCGACCTGTGAGGCGCGTGCAAGCGATGGCGACGTTTCCAAAGTTGAAGACAGCGGCGGTGGCGCAATATCCACTGGGCAGGACGATCGCATTTCAGAACCAGACACTCACGTTCTTGGACGGGACACAGCAGCGGTACCGGGACACAGGATCGGCTCGGCTCGAGTGGGAGATCCGCCTCGCGGAACTGGACGAAGGCGAGGTGGCGGCCGTCGAAGAATTCTTCCTGACGAACCAGGGTGCGTTTGGCAGCTTCGCATTCACGGATCCGGTGGACGGCCAGGACTACGACGATTGCAGCCTGCGTGCCGATGGGCTGGACGTGACGGCGGTGGGAGAGATGCGGGGAGCGACGACGGTCACCGTAGTGCAGAACAAGAGAAGCTGATGCCAATCTATCCACAACTCGCAACTGGAGCGCTCTGCCAGTTTCCGCTGAAGAAGGTCCGCCGGACGCGCACGGTGGTGAATCGCGCCACGGACGGGACCGAGATCAAGCTGGCGGATCCGGCGGCCGAGATTACGCAATGGCGGCTGGAGTACGTAGACCTGAGCGATCAGGAGGCACAGGCGCTGCGAGACTTCTTCACGGCGATGGAAGGATCGCTGAACGGGTTTACGTTTTTGGACCCGGGGGGGAATCTGCTGTCCGCGACGGAGGAACTGACCGCGCAGGTCTGGCAGAAGGATCCGATGTTGACGGTTACCGGCGGCATCGCAGACCCTTTCGGCTCCACGAACGCGTGGCAAGCGGTCAACTCGGGGTCTGCGACACAGGCGCTAGCACAGACGCTGGAAGTGCCCGGCGACTATCTGTACTGCCTGAGCGCATACGTGCGACTGTCACCCGGAGGCGTGGGATTGATCCTGGGAGGAGAGACGGTCCAGCGGGCGGCCGGTTCGTCATGGAGCCGTGTGGCCGCAGTAGCGGCCGGCGACCCGAGCGCGGAGTCGATGCGATTTGGGATAGAGGTGGCCGCGGGTGCTGCGGTGCAGATCTACGGCGTCCAGGTGGAGGCGCAAGGCGGCGCGTCGGCATACAAGGCGAGCACGCGGGGAGGCGTCTACGCGGACGCGCACTTCGGCAGCGACGAGCTGAAGGTGACGTGTACCGGACTGAACCGGAATTCGTGCACGGTGAACATCATTCATGCAAACCATCTTTGAGTTGAAGGAGCAGGCCGTCACGGATACGCCGCTGCTGCTATTCGATTGCGTGCTGCGGGACGGAACCTCGGAACACTGGAGCACGCACGGGGTGGCGGTGGGAGGGACTTCCTATGCCGCGCGCGTGCTTCAGCACAACATATTCGAGTTGCAGGCGGCCTCGGACCAGGGGGTGGACGGGATTCCGAAGATCACGATCACGCTGGCCAATGCAGATTCTCACTTTTCGGAGATCGAGCGGGAGTTGGGAATCAAAGGCTCGAAGCTGACGGTGAAATTTCTCTTTTATGATCTGCGGAACGGCGCCGCGCTCACGGATGTTTCGGTGGTCTTCCAGGGGATCTGCAACCCGCCGGATGAGATCCGGGAAGCCACGTTCCGAGTCACGGCGACGAATCGCATGAACCTGCAGAGGCTGCTGCTGCCGCAAGTGCGGATCCAGCGGCGATGCCCCTGGGCGTTTCCGGCGACCGACAGCCAGCGCGCGGAGGCATTGGACGGGGCGAGCAGCGGCAAGTACTCGCGGTACTACCGGTGCGGCTATTCGGCGGGTGTTACCGGAGGGGCCGGAAGCATGAACGGCAGCACGCCGTACGAAGACTGCGGGTACACGCGCGGAGATTGCCAGGCGCGAGGAATGTTCCGGAATTTCGGTGGAATCGAATTTGTGCCGCCTGCGATTCAAGTGCGGACCTACGGCGACAAAAACTGGCACACATCGGCGGTTCAGGCGAACGAGGCGCGGTACAACGATTTCGTCCCCATGGTGTACGGGACTGCATGGTACAACCCTCCGGTCGTGTTCGCGCGAAATGACGGCAATCTGACACGCATGGAGGTCCTGCTCGGCCTGGGTGAAATCGAGGGTGTGCTGACGGTGCTGGTGAACGACATCGAGATCCCGGCAGGCGTCGCGGGCACGAACATGACGGGAACCGGGTGGTACAACATCCCGACGCTGGGAACGCGGACGGGAGCGTTCAATTTGGACTTCCTGAATGGAAGCGGGCAACCGGCGGGCGATCCATACGGCAGCATGGCGTATCTCTCTGTGGTGGTACCGAACCGGATCAATGACGGGAGCACGCTGCCTAAGGTGTCGGTGCTGGTACAGGGCTTGAAATTGCCAGTATACGCGAGCGATGGGACGTTTTCCGGGGAACAGTTCACGAGCAACCCGGCGTGGATTGTGCTGGACATGCTGCGGCGGGCCGGTTGGGCAGTCAGCGAGATCGACATTACCAGCTTCGCGGCGGCGGCCGCCTATTGCGACGAGGCGATCCCGGCAGTGGATGTGTACGGGAACGACATCACGCTTCCACGCTTTCAATGCAACTTAGTCATCCAGAAGCGGCGGAGCGCAGGCGACGTAATCCGGGGCGTGAGAAACGCCGCACGGATGGTACTCACGTATGGAACGAACGGAACCCTGCAGCTTCGTGTGGAGAACACGGTCGCGGGCGAACAGGGCGCCAAGCCGGCGTGGTCCAACAGCTCGGAGCAACTGAACGGCGGATGGCCGAGTTACGAATTCGGCGATGGCAGCACCGGAATCTCGGGGATCTTGCGGAAGGCCAACGGGGAACCGAGCCTGCGGCTGTTCTCGCGGACCATGGCGGACACACCGAACCGGCTCTCTGTGGAGTTTCAGGACTCGCTCAACGAATATCAGCAGGACAGTTTTTCGCTGGCGGATCCGGACGACGTGACACTGAGCGGGCAGGAGGTGTCGCAGACACTGGCGGCGCTGGGAATTGCGAACTTCGACCAGGCGGCGCGGATTCTGAAACTGAACCTGGACAAATCCATTCGCGGCAACACGTACGTGGAGTTTCAGACGAGCGTGAAATCCTTCGGCATCAGGCCCGGGGATCTGATTACACTCACCTATTTGAAAGAAGGCTTCGCACGGCAGCCGTTTCGGGTGGTGAAGGTAGCACCGGGCGTGAATCACCGGATTTCGACAATCACGGCGCAGATACATGACGATTCGTGGTATGCCGATAGCAACGGGCAGGTATCATCGGCAGGCGGGAGCCGGCGCGTGGGAGGCGCCGGTGTCGGTGTTCCGCGCCCGTTGGTGGGCAGCGTTCTGGATGATCGTGGCGACATCCAGTTCGGCGTCCAGGAGTCGGTTATCACGGCAAGCGACGGTACGGTGCGGACGAATGTCAGCGTAGACTTTGTCGCACCGTCCGTCGCGACGGCGGACGGGCCGGGCATCCCGATGGTGAGTCTTGTGGCATCGGTCGGCGGGGACGGCACACTCGAAGGCGCACAGACCCTGTATTACGCGGTCTCGGCAGTAGACAGCGCCGGCAATGAGAGCCCGCTCTCCTTTGTCGTGCGCGCGGTTATCGGGAACGACGGAAGCAGCGTCACACTTACCGGTCTGAGTTTTTCGCCCGGAACGAGCGGGTTCCATATCTATCGTGGAACGACGCCGGCGGCGCTGTTCCGGGTCGCATCCAACCAGGCGCCGGCCGCGCAGTTCACGGACAACGGGCTACCGAAGCAACTGGTGGCGCCGAGCGATCCGAATTTCGATCATGCGAATTTCTACTGGCGGCTGGAACTTCAGGGAGAAACCGCAGCGACGATCCACAGCCCGACGACCATCGGAAACGACAGTCTCCAGATGACTGCGAACCGCTATCGCAGTATGATCGTGCGGATCACTCGCGGGCGGGGCGCCGGCCAGGAGCGCGCGATCGCGGCGAACACGGACACGGCCTTGACGGTGACGCCGCAGTGGGACGTGACCCCGGACAGCAGCAGCTACTGGGCGGTAGCGGAAAACGGGTGGCAGTTCGGCGCACTGAGCCAGGCGCCGCCGGTGCAGTTCGAGATACCAAACCAAAGCGGGGAGACCGTGGAGATCATGGGGCGGTCGGCAAACGTGAATAACGTGGAGTGTGCCGCGGAGCTCTCGACGGTAACGCGGTGGCAGATCGGCGGGGGCGGAGTGTCGGATTCGGATGTACCGCCGATGCCGTATTTCGGCTTGGGGCCGGGAAAACAGGGCGGAACGGTAGAACTGAGCGGCGTGTCGTTCACGGACCTGACGAACACACGGACGATCTCGGCGGCGACGCTCGCGCTGCACTATTGGGATGAGCTCAGCGGAACACCGGGCCTGGCGCTGGCCAGCGCGGTCGGAAGCGGCGACACGGTGCTCAATCTGACCGCGGCGGGAAGCGCGGCGGCGGGCAGCTTCGTGCAGGTTGACGGCGAGATCATGCAGGTCCAGGCATCACTCAACAATGGTGCGCAATACCAGGTCACGCGGGGGATGCACGGCAGCCCGGCCACAGCGCATTCGGCACAGGCGCTCGTGTATCCTCTCCTGATCAAAACGGCCATTGCATCTTTCCCGGCGGAGTTCTTCGGCAGCCCTTACAGCGGAAGCTGGAGTTACACAATCAACCTGCCGGACGCGAGGGTGGCGAGCGCCGAGTTGTTTGTGACAAACCGGCAGGGCAACAGTCCGCTGCGGGGCATCTACCTGACGAGCACGGTGGACAACGGATTGCGGACGCTATCGGGCGGGCAGTATTCGATCCAGATCAGCGGGTTCCTGGCGGTGCAACAGGTCGCGGCCCCCCCGCTCGTAGTGGAGGCTTCGCACGCCGTGCGCGACGTGTTTGCGGTGGTGGGGACTGTGGCTGACGCGCCGATCGCGCTGCAGCTCAGCGTGGATGGCGCTACGTGGTGCACGTTGACAATTCCCGCTGGAAGCGTGACATCGCCCGCTGTCAGCGGCACGGCAGTGGCGGCCCTGGCGGCAGGCGCAAAGCTGACGCTATCGGTAATGACGGTGGGACAGACCTACCCGGGTGCGGACCTTACGGTGGTGGTCCGGTTGTAATGGCCGAGCAACTGAGCAAGCTCCGTCCCGACCGGGACCTGCAATGCTATTTCCAGCGTCCGTCGGCGGCGGCGGCATTGAGCGGCGCGAGCGCGACGGGTTTCACGGTGTCGGGCTCCTGGCGCCAGCAATTCGACTGGACCGTGGTGGAGTGGAACCGGGACAACGTGTTCGAGCACCCGTCGCTGCGGAATCTGCCGGACGGCGATCTCAGCGGCGTGCGCCTCTCCTACCTGGAGACGCGGGTCAACTGCATTCCGATGGACTCGACATTGTACCCGACCGTAGACTGGCCGTACTTGCGCATCTGGGCAACTGCGGGCGCCGCGGAGACGTTGTATAAGGTGCCACTCAAGAGTTACGCAAGCGCGGTGGGGAGTTACACGGCGCCCACCGTCATGTTTGAGCTGCAGGGTACGGTGACCGCGGGAGACTATGTCGAGCTGGCGTGGCTCGATCAGCATTTCAACTATCTGATGACGGGCAGCGACACGCTAGCCTCGGCCATGCGCGCGCTAGCCACGGCGATCACGGCAAGCCAGGCGACGAGCGGCGTCACGGCGGCTGCCAACGGAGCGCAGATCACGCTGACATATCTGGGGATGCCCGGAACAAACGGGAACCGGA